GCTTGTTGCGGCCCGGTGCCGGGGGCCGGGGGGGCCTAACTTAAATGCCGCTCTCAGCCGAAAACAACACCAAAAGCCGTGTAACATCTTTTACCTAACCCCCGGCACCGGGCCGCAACAAGCTGACCGGGCCGCAACAAGCTGACCGGGCCGCAACAAGCTGACCGGGCCACAACAGGCTGACCGGGCCGCAACAAGCTGACCGGGCCGAGTGCCGTGCTACAATCAAATGCCGCCCCGGGATGGGCGGTCTCCTTTGGTGTGTTTTCCCCGCCTGGTGCGGGGATTTTTTTGACACGCGCGTAAGTGTGCGCCATAATGCACTATGGAAACCACGCTCGACCATAAGGAACTCAAGAAACTCACCCGCCAAAAAGCGGAGACGTATCTCAGCGGGCTGCTCGATGAGTGGATGATGGAGCTGCGCACCGATGGTGAAATCGAGGACAAGCGCAAAGCCGTGTCGCTCCTGCTAGATTGGGTGGGCTGGAAAGAGCCGCCACCGAAAGACCCCACGGCCAACATGCCCGTCGCCAACATCACCATCGACCTCGGTGGCGATAGCCCGCGAAGCCTTCAGGTATCACTCAACCCCACTCCGGCAATGCAGCCGTATGTTGGCGTCAACGGGGACATAGTGGATGTCGATTAACTACAAACCCACGCCGACGGGCCGGGACTTCATTAAAAGCCAGGCGTACATCAAGATAATAATGGGGCCGGTAGGCGGGGGCAAATCAACCGCCGCGCTGTTTGACTTGCTGGTGCGCGGCATGAACCAGGCGCCGTACAAAAACGTGCGCCGCACCAAGTTCATCATCTTGCGCAACACGATGCAGCAAATGAAAACGACGGTCAAGCCATTGATCGACCACTGGTGCATCGTCAAGACCGACAGCACGTTTGGCCAGTGGCGCCTGACAGACAACACCTACGAGATTCACACCCGGTTGCCTGATGGCACGATCATGCACTCGGAAATCATGATGATGGCGGCCGATACGCCGGATGATGTGCGGCGGCTGCTGTCGGTGGAGTGCTCGGCCGCATGGGTTGAAGAAGCCCGAGAAGTGGCGCCGGAAGTGTTCCGGGGCCTGCAAGGGCGCGTGGCGCGCTATCCGAACGTGGACGCTGGGGGCGTGACGTACCCCGGAGTAATATGCTCCACGAACCCGCCGCCCGTTGGGGGCTTCTGGCACGACTTGATTACGTCGCCGCCGTCGAACACCGAGGTGTTCATTCAACCTCCAGTGGTATTGGAGGACGGCTCGATTAACCCAAACGCGGAGAATCTTGACAACCTGCGCTACGACTATTACGCGAATCTGATAGCAGGCAATTCGGAAGCTTGGGTTTCGGTTTACCTGAAGAACAACTTTGGCGCGGGAGATTTGGGGCAGCCGATCTACCGGGCCAGTTTTCGCAAGGCGTTCCATGTGGCGCAAAAGCCGCTGGAGCCCGTGCTGGGGTCAAACAACCCGCTTATTGTGGGGATGGACAACGGGCTGCAAGCCGCTGCGGCAATCGGACAGCAGGATGCACGGGGCCGGGTGAATGTGCTTGCGGAGTGCTACGTCCCCGAAGATGAGACGATGGGCGTGGAGTCGTTTCTGGACAAGCTGCTCATGCCACTGCTGGCCAACAAGTTTGCGACGGTGCCGCGCAGCAAGATCGTGTTCGTGCTCGACCCGGCGTGCTTCGCTCGCAGTCAGGTGGACGAGCGGACGATAGCTCAGGCGGTGCAGCAGCGCGGGTTCGTGGCGGTCAAGGCGGGCACCAACGACCCGGAACGCCGGGTGCAAGCGGTAGAGGGGCTGCTGGCGCGGCAGATCGACGCGGGGCCGGGGCTGCTCATTGATGCTCGCTGCGGGCACATCGTAAATGCGCTGGAGTGGGGCCATCGCTGGAAGAAAACCTCCAGCGGGCTTACCAGCACCACGGCGGAAAAGAACCACCACAGCCACATCGGGGACGCGCTTCAGTATCTGGCGCTGCATTACAACCTGCTGTCTCCGGGGCAGAACTACCCAATGCGCAGCCGGGTGCGCGACGTTGCTAAGGCGGCGTATATGTATGCCTGACTGGCGTACAATGGGGTGACCTAAATTTGAGGCTGCATAAAATGCAACTTGGACTACCAACACCCACGGCCCGCCCGCAGCAGGTGACCTTTAACGGGGTGCTTTCGGCGCGGTCGCTGGGGTCGCTGCAGCGCGAGGAAGCCGCGCAGGCTACGGCGCGGGCGGAGCAGGCCCGTAATCAACCGGTGGTTAGTTCGCTGGTCGAGTACGTGCGGCGCCACTGGGCGCAGGCTAAAAAGGCCAAGGACCCTATCGAGTGCGAAATGCTGAGCGCTGTGCGGTCGCGCCGGGGAGAGTACGACCCGGACAAGTTGGTGCATATCCGCCGTCAGGGCGGGTCTGAAATCTACATGATGGTGTTCGCTACCAAAGCGCGGCAGCTCAAGGCCCTGCTGGTGGACATCCTCGCAGGCAACGGGTCAGAGAAACCGTGGACGCTGACGCCCACACCGAGCCCCGACCTGCCGCCGGAGCTGGCAGACCAGATCATGAGATCGGTGTACGACGAGGCGATGCAGTCAGAAATGTCGGGCACGCCGCTGAGTGTGGAGGAAATGCGCCAACGCATGGTGGACATGAAGTCCCAGATGCACAAGCGGGTGCAGGAGCAGGCGCAGGCGGACGCTGAGCAAGCGGAGCTGGAGGTTGAGGACGTGCTGGTCGAAGGCGGGTTCATCGACGCGCTGGATCAGTTCGTGGATGACCTCGCGGTGTTCAAGACGGCCATCTTCAAAGGCCCGGTGGTGCGCCAGGGGCGGGCGCTGCGGTGGGTTCCCGGCCCGGACGGGCGGCATGTTGCCCAGGTGTCCCAGGTGACCAAGCGGGTGTTTGAGCGGGTTGACCCGTTCATGATCTACCCAGCACCGCACGCTACGTCGGTGCATGATGCCTACCTGTTTGAGCGGCACAAGCTCACGCGGGGCGACCTGAGCGCGATGATCGGCGTGGAGAGCTACAACGAGGACGCGCTGCGGGCGGTGCTCAACGAGCATGGCACCGGCGGGCTCAACGAGTGGCTTACCGTGGACACGTCCCGCATCGAGGCCGAAGGCCGGACGGTTAACGCCGACACGACGATGTCCTCAGACACCATCGACGCGCTCCAGTACTGGGGGTCGGTATCGGGCAAGATGCTGCGCGAGTGGGGGATGGACGAGGACGAGGTGCCTGATGAGGCCAAGGAGTACGGCGTCGAGGTTTGGTTGGTCGGTAACTGGGTTATCAAGGCCACGATCAACCCCGACCCGCTCGACCGCAGGCCGTACTTCACAGACGGGTTCAGCCGGGTGCCGGGTGCGTTCTGGCACAGCAGCCTGTTCGATGTGGTGCGCGACTGCCAGGATATGTGCAACAGCGCGGCGCGGGCGCTGGCCAATAATTTAGGCATCGCTAGTGGCCCACAGGCGAACATCAACATTGACCGGCTGCCTCAAGGGGCGGAAATGACGGAGATGTACCCGTGGAAAATCTGGCAGACGACGAACGACCCGATGGGGTCGAACTCGGCGGCGGTCTCGTTTTTCCAGCCCAACAGCAACGCGAACGAGTTGATGGGCGTGTTCACGCAGTTCAGCCACATGGCGGACGAGTACGCGGGGATTCCGAAGTACATGGCCGGTTTGGGCGGCGGCGCGGGCGGCGCGGGGCGCACGGCTTCGGGCATGTCGATGATGATCAACAACGCCTCGCGGCAGATAAAAAGCGTCGTTACTTCGCTCGATACCCACGTCATCGGGCCGGTGGTCGAGCGCACTTACCAGCACCTGATGATGTTCAACCCGGAGCTGGGCCTTATGGGCGACTTGCAGGTGCGGGCGCGGGGGGCTACGAGCATGGTGGCTAAAGAGTCGGCGCAGGTGCGGCTCAATGAGTTCTTGATTGGCACGGCGAACCCGATTGATATGCAAATCGTTGGGCTCGACGGGCGGGCGGAATTGCTGCGGCACGCTGTTAAACGCCTCGACATTCCGAACCCGGACAAGGTGGTGCCCTCGACAAGCGTGATCCGGGAGCGCGCCCAGCAGCAACAGATGCAGATGGCCCAGCAACAGGCCCAGCAGGCCCCACAAGCGGGCAGCGGGCAGGAGTTGATGGATGGGGCCGCAGTGACTGACACGTTCCAGCCTGCGGCGGCCCCATGACACGCGACAAAGAGGCCCAGTTGTTCGACTACTTGTGCAGGCACAAGCCGTTCAAAGAGTGGCTGGCCGTGCAGATGGCCCGGCAAGTAGAAATTTTGTTGGTTAACCCGGATCATGGGGCACTCCAGCGGGCGCAGGGCGCAGCGGGGTTCATTAAGCTCATGACGGAAAAGTTGACCGCCGCTGAATCTGTCGCAAATCGGCAGTAGTTGCGCTACCATAAAAAATATGGTAGCATCCTATCAACCTGAGAAACGGCAATAGCCGTACAGGAGCACAGTCATGGCAAATTTGCCCCAATCCGTTCAGCGTCAAGTGGAAGCCGCAGACGCGCTTCTAGCGGAGGCCAACCAGCAAGGAGCCTCACTGCCACAGGAGCCTGCTGCTACTGATCTTTCCGCTGGAGCGGGTACGCAAGTTCAGCCGCCGCAGGAAACTGCGCAGTCCCCGGCCCATACGAGCAACGCCGCGTCCCAAGACGCCAACTGGGAGCACAAGTTCCGCACGCTGCAAGGCATCTTCCACGCCGAAGTGCCCAAATTGCAGCAGCAGAACAAAGAGCTTCAAAGCAGACTCCAAGACGCCATCGAGCGCATGGAGAAACTGGCCCAGCAGCCTCGGCCACAGGAAACTGCGCAGCCGCCAGCGGCAAACTCCAAGGATGTTGAGTCCTTCGGGCAGGATTTGGTGGAAATGGTGCAGCGGCAAGCACAGGGCGCGTTCTCTGTGATTGCAAAGCACATGGACGCAACGGTGTCGAGCCTTGAGAAACGCATTGCCAATTTGGAAAGTGCGCTCAAGGGCACCGCACAGACCGTATCGACGACCGCCGAGGAAGTGTTCTTCAGCAAGCTGGCTGCTCTCGTCCCAGACTGGGAGCAGGTCAACACTGATACCCGCTTCTTGGCTTGGCTTGGTGAAGTTGACCCGGTGTATGGGCAACCTCGGCAGGCCGCGCTCTCTGCCGCGCATAGCGCGATGGATGTCAGCCGAGTCGTCAGCGTGTTCAAAGCGTTCAAAGACACCCTTCCAAAACAAACCCCGCCGAAAGCCGACCCCTTGGCGAAACAAGTGAGCCCCAAAGGCAGCGCTTCCGCCCCCCCGGTGTCCGTGGATAAACCCACGATTACGCAGCAGCAGGTACGGAACTTCTACCACGAAGTTGCTACCGGCAAGTACCGTGGCCGGGACGCGGAAATGCAGCGTGCGGAGCAGATGATTAACGAGGCCCTTGCCGAAGGTCGTATCCAGTGATACCCCGGCGGCCTAAAATTTCCAGGAGCTTTTCATGAGCGCAGTCTTTCCCGTCTCCGGTGCGTTTGCCGCCAACAACGGCGCAACCACCAACGCCTACTCGGGGCGGTTCATCCCGTCCATCTGGTCGGCCAAACTGAACGCCAAATTCTACGCTGCGTCTGTGTACGGCGAAATCGCCAACACCGACTGGCAGGGCGAGGTGTCGTCTATGGGCGACAAGGTGTTCATCAACACCGCCCCGACCATTCAGATCGCCAACTACGCCGCTGGTATGCCGCTGGCCTACCAGGTGCCGACGCCGGACATGCAGGAGCTGCTGATCGACAAGGGCAAGTACTTTGCTTTCCAGATCAACGACGTTTTGGACTACCAGTCCAAGCCCAACCTGATCGACGTGTTTTCGACGGACGCCGCCGAGCAGATGCGCATCGCCATCGACTCGGACGTGCTCTACGGCACGTTCAACCTGGCCCACGCCGCCAACCGAGGCCCGACTGCGGGCGTCACCTCCACTGCCTACGCGATGGGGACGGACGCTGCGCCGATCACCTTGACCCCGGCCAACGTGATGCAGAAGGTCTTGGAGCTGGCGTCCATCCTCGACGAGCAAAACGTCCCGGACAGCGACCGTTACCTGCTGGTTGACCCCGCTACGCGGGCGCTGCTGTTCCAGAGTGACTTGGCTCGGGCCTTCTCGACCGGCGACTCCACCAGCCCGGTGCGTAACGGGCGGATTGGCCTCATCGACCGCTTCACGGTGTACGTAACCAATCAACTCCCTCGCGGCGCGGCGGGTACGGCTACGCCATGGGTGTCTGGTGACGGCACTGCCAACAGCATTGTCTCGACTGGGGCGGTGCAGCGCCGCCGGGCGATCATCGCAGGGCACAAGAGCGCAATCACTTTCGCGTCGCAGATCACCAAGATGGAAACCGTGCGTAACCAAAACGACTTCGGGGACTTCATCCGCAGTCTGAACGTGTACGGCTACCGTGCGGTGAACCCTCGCGGCTTGGCACTGATGATCGTTAACTGATCTGGTGCGCGGCAGTAGTGTTAGAATGACCCGGCCTCTGTGTCGGGTCTTTTTACATCAACCACATGAAACCCATCAGCGACTTCTTTCCGAGGATGCTGCCCTACTTGCCGGGGTGCCCGGCGCCGCTGGCGGCGCAGGTTATTCTAGACGCGGCTATCGCGTTCTGTGAGAGTACGCAGTCCGTGCGGTTAGAGCTGGAGCCGTTTAACACGGTGCCGGGAGAGGCGGTGTACTCCCTAGAGGCCCCAGCGCAGCAGCAAGTTGCGCGGGTGCTGGATGTCGTTGTGGGGGGCCGCCGGGCGTCTCCTAGGGCGGCGGATAACTTTGAGTCGCTGGGGCGGCCATCAGGAGCCCCGCTGGCGTACTCCGCTGTGTGGGGTGATGACGGCTTCCAGATACGACTGCATCCGCCCCCGGACAAAGTGTACCCTGTGGCAGTTAATGTTGCGTTGCAACCCGCGCGCAACGCGACTGCGCTGCACCCCGACTTGTTCGATTTGTGGGTCGACGCCGTTCTTGCGGGGGCGACCGCTAGAGCGATGGCTATTCCAGGGCAGCCGTTTAGCGACCCGCACGGGGCTATGGCGTACACGGCAACGGCGTTACGAGCCGCAAGCCGGGCGCGCATTGAAGGGGGCATCGGGAGGGTTCGCCCCAGCCTGCAAGTCGTGGGGAGGCCCTTTGCATGAACCAAGCTGCTCAGTCCATAGTCCGCGATGCGCAGACGATGCTGCAAGACCCAGACGGAACCCGCTGGCCCGCCTCTGAGCTAGTGCAATTTTTGAACCTGGCCCAACGCGAAGTCCACGCCGCCCGCCCGGACACATCTTCGGCGGTAGCGCCGTTCCCGCTAGCTCCGGGGGTGTTGCAGAATTTGCCGCCGGGGGCAGTTTTGATTGATGTTGCGGCCAACGCCAGCGGCGAGCCCATTACTAAAGTTGACCCAGTGTTGCTAGACGCTTCGGCGGGAAACTGGCGCAGCCGCGCGGGGTCGAGGGTAGTTCGGCATTTTATGTACGACCCGCGCACGCCTAGGCATTTTCGCGTGTTCCCCCCCGCGCTTGAAGGGGCGGTAGTGGAAATGGAGTACGCTACCCCACCTGAAGATGTAGCGCCCCCAACGGGGGACGGGCGGAGGCACGAAACTGTCGTGGGGGGTACCAGCTTCCGCCCGCAGTGGGCTCCCGTCTTGTTGTGGCTGATCCTGCACTACGCCTACGCCAAAGACGCCGAGTACGGCGGCAACGCCGCGCTTTCAGCGGCGTACTTGCAGCGGGCTAAAGCCCTGCTTGCAACCGAAGTTCAATCGAGCGCGGCAGTCGCGCCAACATCTTAAAAGGAGTGTGTCATGTCCGGTTTTTCAACCTCGTTGGCTAACGCAGTCATCAACGCAACACTGCGCGGCCAGCCGTTCCCGCCGTTGCGAACGGCCTACTTTGCGCTGTTCACGGCCAACCCGACCGACGCCTTTACTGCGGGCACAGAAGTGGCTGCGCCGTGGTATGCGCGCCAACCGGCGGGCGCGTTCAACGCCCCGGCGAATGGCGTGACGTTCAACTCGGTGCGCGTCCCATTCCCGCCGGTGACTGGCGCACCCGTCACCGTGACGCATATTGGTATCGTGGAGGGTGCAACCCCTACAGACCCAACCACCACGCTCCTTTACAGCGCGCCGTTGCCGAACGCCCGGACGTTGCAGGTGAACGACGTGTACGTCATTGATTCTGCTACCACCTCTGGCGACTTCAACCTGACGCTGCTGTAATGCTCAACGGCGGCGCGATCAACGGCTTTGCCATCAACGGGGCGGTTTCTGACCCCGTTGTTCGCGTTCGCATTGATGGTACGCTGCTGGCTCATATCATTCCGAGCCCGCGAGTCTTTGGCCATCTGGTTGTCCACATCGAGCCAACGGCAACGGTAGGCGGCTTAGTTGGCCGGGTGCATTCACGCCAACGACTGGAACGTGCGGCGCAGGCGGAAGTAACGGGTGCTCTCGGGGTTGTGCTGCGCCGTGCGCCAGTCCAGGCGGAGGCGAAAACAGCAATTAGCATTGCAGTCGGCTTCACGCGAGATCATATCCACGTAAGCGGCCAGGCGGGCGTACAGGCGACTGCCAGGGTGTTTCGCCGCGAGCGAATCCAAACAACCCCTCGTGCAGATGCAGGGGTTGTCGGGCGCGTTTTTGTGCGCACCCCGATGGGCGTTGAGCCTGCGGCCTTTGCGGTCGCTGGCGGGTTTGTGATACCCCGGCGCAATATCTCGGTGCCGCTCGTTTTGTTTCCCGCTGCTGGCGCATCCGTAGCAGGGCGGGTAGTCGGGCGCTTGTCGGTTTTTGCAGAAAGCCGTGCGACAATCAACGCGCATCACATGGTTTTCGCGCGGCATCTGGGTGCTACAACGGCGAGTGCGCAGATAGCAGTTGGCGGGAGTGCTGTGCGGGTTGCAAAGTGGGACGAACCCGCGCCGGATGAACGCCGGTTCCAAGTGGCTCCCGGCGCTTTTACCTTCGTGGTGATGGACTAAAGAACATGGCAATCATCGGAACCGTGCGGCAGCAGCCGCGTGACGTGCAAGATTACGACATCGACTTCGATGAGTGGTTTCCCGTTGGCGATACCATTGTTCAGTCCAGCGTTTCGTCGGTGCCAATCATGCCGATTCCAGCCACTTCGGTCATAAGCCCTAACCGACGGTCGTTAAAGGTGTGGGTCTATGAGGGCGGTGTTTCTGGAGTGACGTATCAGCTCACGATCAGGGCATCGACCAACGACGGGCGTGCCAAAGAGGTCGAGCTAAAAGTAAGAATACGTGAGGTTTGACGATGACACAGATTTTCTTCAACAACTTTGAGACGACCTTCATCGGGCCAGTGCAGGCAACGCCGACCTCCGGCACCCCGGCAACTGAGCTTGGGTTCGGGGTTTTGCAAATCTCAGACGGCGCTGCATCGGTGCTTCTCAACCCAACCGGGGGCGGCTTTTACGTCGTGACGGCGTTCAAGCGCGCCGGAACAGTGGAGTCCGACCACGAAGTTCTGCGTATCACCGCCGTGAACAACGCGGTGCCTGGGGAGTGCCGAATTACCGTGCTTCGCGGACAGGAAGGGACGACGCCAAAATCCTACGTGGCCGGTGACCGGGTGGCAATGCGGGCAACGGCGGGCTCCTACGGCAACTTCGCACAAAACACAGACGCAAGGCTGACCAACGCCAGAACCCCTACAGGCGGAGCAGGCGGGGTTTTAAGCGGCACGTACCCCAACCCAGGCTTTGCGGTTGACATGGCCACACAGGCCGAACTGGACGCGGCTACAGGCACACGCGAGCCGACGATTGCAGCAGGCACCGTGGCGCAATACTGGCGCGGTGACAAGACGTGGCGCGACCTGGCCACAGATGTTCGGGCTGCGGCGCTGACCGGGTTTTCAACAGCGACAGGCACGGCAGTTGCGGCAGCAGACAGCGTGTTGGCCGCGTTCGGCAAACTGCAAGCGCAGATCAACGGGCACTTCGGCGCTGGAGGCGCAACACACCCCAATGCAACGGCTAGTGTCAGTGGTTTTTTGTCCGCAGCAGACAAGGCCAAGCTAGACGGGGTGGCATCAGGAGCTACAGCTAATGCTGGCACCGTGACCAGCGTAGGGCTTGCCGCGCCTGGCGAGTTCACTGTAACTGGTTCTCCTGTTGTCGGCGCCGGGACGCTGACGATCACCAAAGTCCCGCAAGCCGCAAACCAGTTCTACGCCGCGCCAAGCGGAGCCACTGGAGTGCCGGTGTTTCGAGCGATGGTAGCAGCAGATGTTCCTGTGTTGAACCAAAGCACAACCGGCAACGCAGCCACCGCCACGGCTATCCAGGCGATGCCAACTGCAACAATCCTTGGCAGAATCAGCGCAGGAACCGGCCCGTCAGAACCGCTAACAGCCGCGCAGGTGCAGACGATTATTGGCAGCAGTTTCGTCACGGAAACGGGCACCCAGACGCTGACGAACAAGACTTTAACCAGCCCCGCGATCACAGGCGGCACGGCATCTGGCCTGACCATCAACGACGGCTACACAGAAGAAATCTTCGCCGTCACCGGCACCACTCCTGCACTGTCTCCCACCAACGGCAGCATCCAGACATGGACGCTCAGTGGTGCTTCGACACCCACCCAAGGCACATGGGCCAACGGTCAGTCGATCACCCTGCTGATTGACGACGGCACCGCGAACACCATCAACTGGTCTTCTCTGGGCGTGGTCTGGAAAACCAACGGTGGCAATGCACCGACTTTGCTGACCACTGGCTTGACCGTGATTCAGCTTTGGGAAGTGGGTAACGTGATCTACGGTGCCCGAGTGGGGGATGCGTGATGCTGGCTGACAAACTTCGATCAGCCATGGTAGCGGAGAAGCTGTTTGTTGATGACGTATTCAGCACTTGGCTCTACACCGGCAACGGCTCCACCCAGACGATCACCAACGGGATTGATCTGGCGGGTAAGGGGGGGTTGGTTTGGGAGAAAAACAGAAGTGCTGCACAAGACCACTATTTAGTTGATAGTGCGAGGCCGCTGAATGACGTACTACGGACAAACACCATAGGCACCCCTAGTTCGCCTTGGGGGGGCTACGCGTTCAATGGAAATGGCTACTCATCTGGCTTGAACTTTGCGAGCGGAAATCAGATCGTCGGCTGGACCTTCCGCAAAGCGCCGAAGTTTTTTGATGTCCACACGGTCAGCCACACCAACGGCGCAGCAACCAACATCAACCTGTCGAGCCTCGGAACTGTCGGGAAGGTTATCGCCAAGATAACCAACACTACCGGCGACTGGATTGTTTGGCATCGTTCGCTGACTGCTGGCAATAACCTGCGGCTGAATACCACGGTAGCGCAGACGCCTACGAACGCTTGGCTTTCTGTTTCTGGTACGACTGCAACTTTGTCTGCATCGGCACCGACCGGGACGTATGTCATCTACGCATGGGCACACGACACAAGTGCAGATGGGGTTATTCAGTGTGGGAGTGCAACGAGTGATGGTAGTCGTAACCTTATAGCTACTCTTGGTTGGGAGCCACAGTATGTATTACTAAAAAATACTACTCGTGCCGGGGCGTGGATTGTCGTGGACAGTATGCGGGGTTTTTTAGCTTCTAAGTCCGGGGATCAGTCTTCCGCGCCGCACCTACAGCCAAACTCATCAAACGTCGAAGCCAACGATAACATGGGGGTGAACGCCACAGGCTTTACACGCGGCCAGTTAGATGTTGCTGGTGACACCTACATCTACCTCGCCATCCGCCGCCCCAACAAGCCGCCTACTACGGGGACGCAGGTTTATAACGCGATTGCTAGGACTGGTACGGGGGCTGCTGCTACGGTGACTGGGGTGGGGTTTGCACCGGATTTGCATCTTGGTCAAACGCGTAGCGTTGGTGGAAACCATCAGGTATTTACAGATAGGTTAAGAGGTGCTGCGTCAGGTCTTGCTTCAAATAGTACGGCAGCAGAATCATCTTTCGTAAATTACTTGTCCTCCCTAAATCAAAACGGTATATCGTACGTTGGCGCAAACGGAAATGATTCTAGTTGGACATTTATCAACCACTTCTTCCGCCGCGCCCCCGGCTTCATGGATGTGGTTTGCTATACGGGGAACAACAGCAGCCCACAAACTGTAACTCACAGTCTGGGGGCTACACCAGAGCTTTTGATTGTAAAAAACCGGAGCTTTGCCCACTCAAGCGGCTGGTCTGTGGCTTGCGCCTATTTAGCCTCGACCAAAGCTGTGGTATTGAATGCAGATTTTGCAGAAGTTAACGCGACATCATCATTCAATGATACGCGCCCTACCGCAACTCAATTTACAGTTGGTTCAGATCACAACAGTTCGTCGCACAACTACGTCGCCTACCTCTTCGCATCCCTCCCCGGAATCAGCAAAGTCGGCTCTTACACCGGCAACGGTTCAAGCCAGACAATCAACTGCGGCTTTACAACTGGTGCAAGGTTCATCCTCATCAAGCGTACAGACTTATCAGGTGATTGGTTCGTGTGGGATACAGCCCGAGGTATTGTTGCTGGCAATGACCCACGCTTGAGCCTGAACACCACGGCGGCGGAAGTGACCACGCTGGACACCATCGACACCAACTCGACCGGATTCATCGTCAACCAAGACTCCAGCAACGTGAACGTGAACGGGGCCGTGTACATATGGCTGGCTATCAGTTAAGGAATCACCATGTATATCCACATTGCAACCCTCCAGCGTGTGTCCGAGCAAGAGATCCGCGCAGCTTTCCCAAACACCAGCTTCCCTTCGCAGTTCAGCCCTCCCGAGGGCTACGCGGCGCTGTTTCAGTCGCCCACGCCGACCTACGATCCGATCACGCAGGGCTACCGCGAGGTCACGCCCACGCAGATCAATGGCAAGTGGTATCAGGCTTTTGAGGTGTACTCGCTGGAGCCTGAAGTCATCGCGGCCAACCAGCAAGCCGCTGCGCTGCGGGTGAAGCAAGAGATCGTGGACGCCACCCAGAAGCGGCTCGATGACTTTGCCAAGACGCGGCTGTATGACGGGATTCTGAGCCTCTGCACTTACGCCACCAGCACGGTGCCGAAGTTCAAGGCCGAAGGACAGTACGGCGTCGAAGCGCGTGACGCAACGTGGGCGAAGCTGTACGCGGTGCTGGCTGAAGTAGAGGGTGGTACACGTCCTATGCCCAGCGGCTATGCCGACATTGAGCCCAAGCTGCCCGCACTCGCATGGCCCGCATGATCGACAACACGCCGCGCTGGATCAAGATCGGCGACGCGATGAGCCAGTTGCTGAACGTCGCGTTGCTGCCGCGCCACAAAGAGACGACGGCCAACGAATCCATTTCAGGCCGGGCGCACCGCTGCGGCTGGCGTGCAGAGCGTTGGATAGACGCAATTTTCAGGCCTTGGGAGAAAGACCATTGCCGCAATTCACATGAGGCAGATGTGGCGCGGTCAATGAAACTTTTGGGATTGGAGGCGAAGCGGGAAATCTTTGTGCGCGCCAAAGAGGGCATGTTTCAGAGCAGCCTCGACGCTAACAAGGATGAGTGATGGCTGATCACCCAAACCCCCATATTCGCTGGCGCAATCGTCGGGCGATGGCTTGGGCAGCAATGGTTGCGGGCCTGCTGTTCCCCATGCTGTTGCTGGTGACCGAATCCGATCAACTCGGGGCCATTGCCGGCCCGTTTTATGTATTCGTCGGGGCGGTGGTTGGGGCGTACATCGGCTTCGCGACCGTGGATGATAAATGGAGAACGGAGCAAGCAAATGATCACACTACCAGTCAAACTTTTGGCGTCTGCCCTAGTTGCGGGCATCAGCATGGCGCTGTTGACAGCAAACTACCTCGGGGCGAAGCATGAAGCCGAGGTGCAATCCATCCGTGCCGAGGCGGCCCAGCGGTACGCCGACGCACAGCAGCAAGCGCTTACAATAGAGCGTGCGCGCGCAGAATTGGCAACCAAACTTGAGGTGCAACATGAGAAAGCCACCCGGCAACTTGCGGCTATCCGCGCTGACAATCGCCGCCTCGCTGCTGCTGCTGGCGGGCTGCGCGACCCCTTTGCCGCCCCCGCCTGCCCCGTGTCCACCGCTCCCGACGGCACCGTCGATCCTGCTGCTGCCGCCACCGTCGGCAGACTTTCAGACGAGGCTTCGCAGTTTCTTCTTGAATTCGCCTACGACGCAGACCGTGCCGCCGAATACGCCAGCACCTGCCACCAGTGGGTCAAAGAATTGAAGGAACTGCAATGAACATCGAAATACTTGGCACCAAGCTCGACGCACTGCGCTCTGATCTTGATGAGCAGCGGGCGATACTGGCCAAGCTCAGTGATTCATTCACACTGCTGGCGCGAGTTGAGGAGCGGCAGACCAATATCAGC